TGCAAAACAAAAACACACCCTCTTCGAAATAGTCCGCAACGCCTTTACCAGCCGCCAGGAGTGGCTGCGCAAGCTCGTGGATCCGCGCCGTGATTTAGACTCCGAGTGTGGCTATCCGAAATCACTCTCCATCCAGGACTATTACCAACTTTGGCTGCGGGGCGATATGGCTGCCCGGGTTGTATCAGTGATCCCGGAAGAGACGTGGAGCCAGGACCCCGACGTGTATGAAACCGAAGACGAGGAGGAGACTGAGTTTGAGACGGCGTGGCTCGAGCTGAATAAGAGAATGTCCATCTTCTCCTACTTGTGCCGGGCTGACATCCTGTCCGGCATAGGCCGCTTTGGAGTGGTGTTGATTGGGCTGGACGACGGGGAGCCGCTGGACCTGCCCGTGTCTGGGATGATGCTGGAGGCAGACGAGGGCGGCGAGGGCTCGGCGCAGGAGCGCCAGCTGCTGTTCCTGCGCCCTTTGGATGAATCACTAGTCACCGTGAAAGCTTTGGAAACGGACTTCACCAATCCCCGCTACGGACAGCCGCTCTCTTATCGAATTCAGTTTGCGGATACGTCCCTGGAAAGCTCCATTACTAAATCAGTAGACGTGCATTGGTCCCGCATCATTCACATCGCGGACAATCGGGCCAACTCCGAAATCTTTGGCATCCCGCGGATGGAGCGGGTGTTCAACCGCCTGCTCGACTTGCGCAAGATTACGGGCGGGTCCGGGGAGATGTTTTGGAAGGGCGGATTTCCTGGTTACAGCTTGGAGACGGCTCCCAGCAAGGACGGGGAAGACATTGAGCTGGACGTGGACGCGACGAAGAAGCAGATGGAGGACTACATGAACGGGCTCCAGCGCTACATCGCCACCGTGGGCTTGCAAGTAAAGTCACTGGCGGTGGAGATTGCCGATCCGCGCCCGCACGTGGAAGTCCAGCTGAGGGCCATTGCCGCGGCGCTGGGAGTGCCCTGGAGGGTTTTCGTCGGGTCAGAGGCGGCGCAGCTCGCTAGCGAGCAAGACACGAAGACGTGGAATCGCCGGCTGACCCGACGCCGTCTGGACTATGTGAACCCGTTCATTGTGCGTCCCTTTATTGAACGCTTGGTGGCGGTGGGCGTGCTCCCGCCCTTAGCGGAGGAGAACAGCTTGTGTGTGGACTGGCCGGATTTGAATTCTCCCAGCGATTTGGAGCAAGCGGACGTGGCCAGCAAGCGCACCGATGCGTTGGCCAAATACGTGCAGTCCGGCGTGGATACCCTGATGCCGCCCTTCCTTTACTTAACGCTAATTTTAGGGATGGACGACGAGGAAGCTCGAGCCGTCGTGGATGCGGCGGAGGAGCAGATTGGGGAAGAGGAGGGCGGACTCCTGGGCCGGGCCAATCCCGAGCCCGAGATTCCGTTAGGACCCAATGGACTTCCCCTTGTCCCTGCGGGTGCTAACGGCAAGCCTAAACCTGCTGCTAAGCCCTTTCCCCCAGCCCGGCGCTAACTATGGGCCCCTTTAGCTTAAGGATGGCGCCTGCACCCCAGGCCGTGCGGAATTGGAGCACTTTTAAGCTCGTCTACAACCGGGCTAACCCGCTGCGCAAGGATCCTACGCGCACGACTGGGATTCGGGCCCGCTTTGTAGCAGAGATGACCCGGCGCTTTCGTTTGCTCAAAACCCACGTTACTGACTTTATGGTGGGGCAGGATCAGCTCGGGATTGATGAGAAACGAAATCCCTTTGTGGTCCATGCCCGCGAGTTTCAGTTCCGCACCGATGCGGGCAAGATGGCGGCCTTTCAGGAGTGGTTTCAGCAGCAAGTCAAAGCGGACGTTCTCACAGTGTCTCCGGGCGCTGCGTTGGGCAGCATGGCAGCGGGTCCCTGGACTGCGAAATATGTGGAGTCAGCCTACAAGCAGGGGCAGCTCAATGCTTACCTAGCCACCCGCTCCGCCCTGTCCCCTACGGATCCTAACTTTATCAGCCAGTCGCAAGCCGAGTTCCTGCGCCACAGCTTCAACCAGCCGGAAACCATTTCTAAAATACAGTTGCTGGCTACCCGCTCCTTCGAAGACTTGAAGGGAGTCACCGCGCAGATGGGCGCGAACATGAACCGTATCCTAGCCCAGGGCTTAATTGACGGGAGCGGGCCGCGGGTCATTGCGAAATCGATGACGGACAATATCGACACGCTGACAAACACCCGGGCCCTCGTAATTGCCCGCACGGAAACGATTTATGCCCACGCGGAAGGGCAGCTGGACGCCTTTGCTAAGCTGGGAGTTAAAGAGCTGGGGGTGAAAGCGGAGTGGAGCACTGCCGGAGACGACCGGGTGTGTCCGGAGTGCGCTAGCTTGGAGGGCGAGGTGTTTGACATAGAGGAGGCACGTGGACTAATTCCCAAACATCCTAACTGCCGCTGTTCTTGGATTCCTTCGGAGCCGGGAGCAGGAGACGCCCAAAGCGCAAGAGCTGCTGTGGACGAGCAAGCGGGGCGGCTGGGCGACGTGGAAGGCAGCTCGGTAGTTTCGATTATCCGGAGGGCTGGGGAGCAAGGGCTGGACTTTCGGGAAGTGCGGGCGCTGCTGGATCGGGCGGGCATCAACGCCGCGGACCAAACGATCCGGATCCAACTGCGGGCCGGGCGGACTTTAACTGGGTCCCTGGCTCCACAGGAGTTGCTGGATCGAATCAAAGCCGGGACGCTGCGGGTCACGCCTCCCGTGCCGCCGGCTCCCATTCCCATTGTGCCTCCGCTTGTTGTTGTGCCTCCGCCTCCTGCTCCCATTGTGCCTGTGCGCCCGCCTTACGTGCGTCCTTCCCGCCGGCGCGTGCCTCCTATAACTCCTCCTGTTGTTGTGCCGCCCGTTCGTCCGCTTGTGCCTGTTGCTCCTGTGAATGTGCCCACGCGGTCTCCGGCAGTGAACGATCGCTACGCCGTGGGCCACTTGAAAGGGGACTTGATAGACGTGCGGGTTAAGACGGATCGGGAACTGGGGCAGATTTCCCAGGCGTGGCGGGCGGAGGGAGTCTATATCAGCACAGCCCAAATAGATGATTTCCAAAAAGAGTTTGGCATGACGCCGCTGGCCTTTAAGAATCATTTCTTAAAAGGGATGGACGAATACAAGCTCCAACTAAGCATTGAGCGCGATGGAGCGGACTGGTCCTTCCAAGCGGCAGATACTTCGGCCGCCCTCCAGCAACCCCGGATTAAGATCATACGTAATTACTACACGAAGGAAAAGCGCATCTACAATGATTATTTCGAAGTGGTGGCCCACTTGCAAGACAAGGGCATCGCCAAAATCATGTCCCGCAACTCGCTGCCCCTTTGGGATCACTTAGGGATTAAAAAGATCAACCTGCACGCCAACATTGATGTGGGCGGTTATTCCTGGGCCCGTTACGGCTTTGTTCCCCCGCAGGGCGAGTGGGACGTGCTACGCAGTGGCATCAAGCGGAATTACATTTCAGTCAGTGACAATGCAGCGCTGGGCTCCGGAGGATTTGGGAAGGGCGGATCCAAAACGATCATCTCCGACGATGTGGCAGCCCGGCTCAACGCTGCTTTAGGAATAGTGGATCCGCGGGCGGGGATAAGGGCGCTGGCGCAGCTAAAGGACGAGGTGGCTCCACGCGCTCTACACAGGACCACCACACCTCATGCACTGGGGAAGGACGCTTTGCTGGGAAAAAGTTGGCATGGGGATTTGGACTTGACTGATCCCCGCGACTATCTAACCCACCGCGACTACATAGGGCTCAAAGGTCCCACGCCTGCTCCTGTTCCTGTTCCTAAGGTGGTTGTGACAGCCGCTTCCTACCGGGAGCGGATCCTGGGAGCCAAGAGCGCAGTGCTTGAGAAGATAGACGCGGAGTTGGCTGTCGTTGCCGCTCGGGTTAAGGCAGAGCGGGCGGTTTGGAAACAGGCTAAAGATGTTTTGGACCGGGAACGATTAGCAAGTCGGACAAGTCCCGCTTTTAGTGCGGCCGTGGGAGAGGAGAACAGGACTTTTCAGATTTTCTTAAGTTCCCGGAACATAGAAACGAGGATAACGGCGGAGCGGGCTGTGGAAACGAGGCTGCTCGCCCGGGAGGTGCTCGGGGAAAAGAACAGTTTGGCCAGCAGTGTTGATTTAAGCCATATCGAATCTACAGCCCGGGCTTCTATGAACGACGTGCTTTCCTGGATGCCCGCAGACAAGTTTACGGAGGCACAGAAGTTGAATATAGGCCGGGTTTCCTTTTCCTCCGCCCGAGTTGAGAAGGGCGCGTTGGGGAGCTATACCCTCGCTTCCAAAAGGATCACAGTCTCTCCTGCCATTCCGAACAAGGACGTGACTATAGTGCACGAGTTCGGGCATCACATCTCCTATCAAGTGGACTCCATTATGCGGGGTCAAACGGATTTTTACAAGTTGCGGACGGCGGGGGAAGAGTCGGTGCAGATGCCGGGCTTCCGCAGAGGTGTGCGGGGCAAGAAAGACGATTGGGGAAAGACCCGCCTTTACGCGGGGCGGGAATATCCGGACGGGCGGTCGCCGGAAGTGATCGCCGTGGGAGTGGAACTAATGTATTTGGATCCGGTTAAATTTGCCCGGGACGATCCGGAATATTTCGACATCATTATTGGGTTACTGAAGGGAATCAAGTGAGGCTAAGCACTTTAGGGCAATTTGAGATAATATAGGTGGAATGTTACTGATTGAAATAAACGGAGTGGGCGCAACGTGGGACGAAGAATCTACGAAGTGGCACTGCTCGAGTAAGCACGTGGAAGCGGTGCTGGACTCCTTGCTCCCGCCCGAAGCCTTCCACGTCCACGCTACCGTTTACTTGGAGGGCGGGGTGCAGCGGCTGGCGCTAGAGTCCGCCCAAGCTTTCTTCGCGGACAGCTTAGTGGTGGTGGCTAACACTCCTCCGCCGGAAATAATTGAGCCTCCTCCGGGAGTGGAGTTTTGATTTATGGCTGAAAGCAACGAAATGTTTTACTTAGACAAGGACGGCGTCAAGCAGGACGCTGCGCTCCACGCCGACATGCTTTCCAGTGTGGAGGGCAACTTGCGGGCGGACTGGGCGGCGGTGGACGCTTGGATGAACTCGGGCGGCAAGACGGAGGAGGAGGCGATTGCTATTGTGTTTGGCCCGCCGCTTTCCTAGCGTAAGTGGGTATGCGGACGATAACGCTAGCCCTAACTCACTACAACCGATTTGACTTTCTGCTCGAAGCGGTCGGCCAAGTCCTGTCCGATCCCCGCATTTCCGAAATCGTTATTTCCGATGACTGCTCCACGGACGGATCCTACGAGCAGATGGTTTCCCACTTCAAGTCGGAGAGCAGAGTTCGGATTCACCAAAACCTCTACAATCAGGATTGCTACAAGAACAAACGGATTGCGGTGGAGATAGCTGCGGGCGGTTGGGTGATCCTGTTTGATTCAGACAACATCCTTTCCCCCGCCTACTTGGATGAACTCTTCCGCATTGATCTCTGGGACCCTAAAATCGCTTACTGCCCCACCTTTGCTGAGCCCCACTTTGATTACCGCGCCTTGGGTGGTTTGCGGGTGGATGCGGGCAGCGTAGCGCAGTATCTCAAGCGGACTTCCTTTCTGACGGCGCTCAATACCGCCAACTATTTCTTCAACCGGGATGAATACTTGCGCGTCTGGGACGGTTCTCTAAATCCTCATACAGCAGATTCCCTGTTCCAGAATTACAATTGGCTGAAGGGAGGCAACGCCCTTTACTTTGTCCCCGGGCTTTGCTACGGCCACCGGGTCCACGACAAGTCCCATTACAAACTGAACGTCCACAAGACGGGCAAGCTCGCCCAAAACATTGAGCACAAGCTCTCACTGCTAAAATGAATTTATGGTGACTTTCGAGAATTGTGGCAGAATGGGGAACTTCCTTTTCCAGGCGGCCGCCACGATGGCTTACGCTTGGCAACACGGGCTGGACTTTACGGTGCCCAGCACAACGCGGAGCGCTAAAGACAATCCGGTCTACCTGCCGCACCTCGTCAACCCCAAGTGGGACCCGAAGTTAATGCTGCGCAAGGCGCAGGAGCAAGGGCACGGCTATCAGCGGATCCCTTTCCACGAAGAGTGGCGCAGCGGGAACATTGTGCTGGACGGCTACTGGCAGAGCGAAAAGTATTTCAAAGACTATCGGGATTTGGTGATTGAGAAGCTGGGCTTTGCGTGGCACCTAGAGCCCCAAGTCTCCGTCCACGTCCGCCGCGGTGACTACTTGACGATACGGCGGGCCGGGCTCTTCAAACACCCTACGGTCACGCAGCAATGGTATGAGACGGCGATGGCCAAGTTCCCCGGGATGCAGTTCAAGTTCTTCAGTGACGATATTCCGTGGTGCCAGCAGATGTTTGGGAACCGGAAGGACTGTGGCTTTGCTAGCGGCAGCAATGAAGTCCAGGACTTAGTGGAAGGGTCCTGGTGCGAGCACAATATTTGTTCCGCGTCTACGTTTTCTTGGTGGCAAGCCTGGCTGAATAGAAATCCCCTAAAGCGCGTTGTGATTCCTACGCATTGGCTGACTCCGGGCTGGGCCAACTTATACATGGGTGACATAGTTCCTGAAACTTGGGAGCGCCTTTCTTGGTTTCAATGAGAGACAGCTTTGGATTGGCACAGAGCTAAGATTATGTTGTATGGCTAATGTAGATCCAAAAGTGCGTGCGTGGGCGGAGCAGCTGACTAAAAAGCTAGTGGACGACGGCTTGATAATAGAATCGGGATGGCAAGCTTTTATTATCATCTGTAAGATGGAGAGCTTTCCGGACGTGCAATTGCGGGAGATGCGCAAAGTGTGGTTCGCTGGCTCTCTGCACTTGTTTACTTCTATCCTAGTTTCGCTAGAGTCTGGGAAGGATCCGACAGAGAAGGATATGCAACGCATGAACCGAGCTGAAGTGCTTCCAGGTCGAGTTCGAAGCCCAGGTTAAGCGGAGGAACTAGAAATGCCTATTCCCCGGCCCAAGCCTTTCCTCTCGGATTACCGCAGCCAAGTCTTTATTGAAACGGGCAGCCACCACGGCGACGGGATCCAGGCTGCGCTGGACGCTGGGTTCAAGTGTATTCACAGCGTGGAGCTTTCGCCCTTTGATTTAGGCTGGTGCTCGCACCGCTTTGAGAGACATATGAACAAAGTCCACCTCAACTTCGGGGACTCGCGCCCGTTCCTGCGGGACCTGTTGCCTACGGTCACGACCCGCTGCACATTCTGGCTGGACGCCCACGAGTGTGGGAGCGGGGCTGGAGATGCCCAAGACTGCCCGCTGTTAGAAGAGTTGCAAATTATCTCCCAGCATGACTTAAAACATACTATATTGATTGACGACGTGCGGCTGTTCGGAGTTGAGCTGCCCGAGTTAGAAATGGTTACCGCTACGCTGCTCACGATCTGTCCCCGCTACCGGATTACCTTTGTCAACTCCGCGGAGTTTGTGGGAGATATTTTAGTTGCTGAAGTATGAATCTCATCAACGAAAGTCATATCTGTTACGTCAACTTAGATCACCGCTTTGACCGGCTCAAGTTTATGCTGGAGGCGTTGGACAAAGTGAACTTAAAAGCCCAGCGCGTGCGGGGGATGCTGCCCACCGAATACAAAGGAGACCTGGCACGGGTGCGCGTCATGCAGAACCGCACGCCCGGCGCCATCGGCTGCCACTTTAGCCAGGTCCGTATCATGGAGGAGGCGCTGCGCTTGAAGAAACATGCTTGGGTGATGGAGGACGACTTGATCTTCTGCCAGGACTTCCACGCCCGCCTCGCTTGGATGGAGCTATTTATTTCTACACACCCTTGGGATATCTTGTGGCTGGGCGGCACGTTCCACGTCAACCCGCCGTGGTGGCACAAGGAGGGCTTGGGCCGGGACGCGGAGCTGACGGACGATCCCCGTATGATCCGGACCTATGGAGCTTTTTGCACTTACGCCTACATCGTGCGCCGGGAGAGCGTGGATATAGTGTTGCGGGGGCTGGATTACTGGTTGGATAAGAGCATGGGCATTGACTGGGCTATGATCCAAATGCAGCCTGAGCTTTACACCTACGCCTTCGTGCCGGGCTGCATTATCCAGCGGGATAACAAGAGTGATATCGGCAAGGGCATGACTATATTTTCTGGCTTCGCTAAGCTGGGAAGACATTGGTGGGCTGATCGTATGAAAGACTTTGATCCGACGACTTACGATTGGGCAGAAGCTAATCCTAGTCCAACGGTAAAGATTCCACGTATCGACCAGCTTGGGATGAAGCGAAAGCTATGAAAGAAGTAAATATACTAGAGGAGACACTCAACGGAGGTTACCACGGGCTCTACGGAGAGGTGGTGACGTGCGACACGTATCGTCTCAAGCAACTCCAGTTCGTTCCGGACATCATCTTTGATGTGGGCGCCAACGTAGGGATCTTTAGCCGCTACGCCCGCACCCTGTTCCCCAAAGCTTTGATCGTGGCGCTGGAGCCGCATCCGGAGAACTTGCTTTACTTCTGCAAGTTCACTAAGGATTCAAATCTTATCCTCATTCCCAAAGCCCTGGGCCGGGGTGTCATCTTCCGCTGCACCGGAGCCGCTAACGGAGCGGGTGAAAGCTACTTGTCTGCCGGATTGGGATTCACCGCCCAGGAAATTGTCAATGCTCCTAACGTGCGGTCTACTACAGTGGGGCCCATTACGCTGAGCACGTTTATTCTCCCTTACTTGAAGCCGGGAATGAAATCGTTGTTGAAGGTGGATTGCGAGGGCGGGGAGAATTCGATTTGGGGAGATTCCAAATCCATGCAAGTGCTGTGGCGGATGGATTACATCTGCATGGAACTGCACGACTACTCTTTGTCGGGAGCGGGGCGGATAAAAGTGCAGTCCGCCACGGCGGCGGGGCTGAGCTGCTTGGAATCTACCCACACGTGCGAGCGAGACGGCGTTTACTTTTGGGCTGCTAAGAAACTATGACAATTCAATACCGGCGCCACTTGTGGATGTTGATTAAATACTTGGCTGGAGGCGCAGCTGAGATAGGAGTAGCAGAGGGCAACTTCAGCAAAGAGATGTTGGAGTGGCCCATCAACTTGTCCATGCTTTACATGGTGGACCGCTGGGCTTGTGTTCCCACCCAGAAGGGCGACGCAGCTAACCCGGAGGGCTGGCACGAGCAGAACTATCGGAAGGCTGTGTTCGTGGCGGCTCCACACCAAAAGCGGGCTGTGATCCTGCGCGGGGATTCAGTAGAGATGGCGGACAGGGTTCCGAACAAGACGCTGCGCTTGGTTTACATTGACGCGGATCATTCCTACGATGCTGTGCTCCGCGATAGCGAAGCGTGGCTGCCAAAGCTCGTGCCCGGAGGCGTAATGGCGTATCACGATTACCTTAACCCCGGCTACGGAGTCCATCAGGCTGTGCTGGACTTTGCGCTGCCCCGGCACTGGGATGTTCACACGATTCCGGAGGACAAGACGGAAGACGCGGGAGCCTGGTTTCAAGTCCCTTGGAAATGAGCCATGTTGATTCCCTTCGAATACTTGTGCAAGAAGTATGGGCTGCACCCTCCGGGCGTGCTCCACCTGGGTGGAAATACCGGGCAGGAGGCGCCCTTTTATCTCCGCCAACGGGTAGGACGGGTGGTTTGGGTGGAAGCGCTCCCCAAAGTCTACACGGTCCTCGCAAAGAACGTTGCTAAATACCCCGGATCTGTGGCGTTGCTGGGGTGCTTAAGTGATACGGACGGGCAGCGGGTGGATTTCAACGTGGCTTCCAATGAGGGGCAGTCCTCCAGCTTCCTGGAGTTTGGGACCCACGCTATTGAGCATCCGACTGTGAAATACGTGCAGCAGATTCCGATGATTACGGTGCGGGTGGATACGTTGCTGAAGCGGGAAGGGCTCACTGTGGGCCCGGGCTGGTTTTTGAATGTGGACTTGCAGGGAGCTGAGCTGCTGGCGTTGGAGGGCATGGGCTTGCTATTAAACCAGTTCAACCAAGTCTACATAGAAGTGAACGAGCGGGAGCTTTACAAAGGCTGCCCGTCCGCTACGGTGATCAACTCTTACTTAGGGTTCAAAGGATTTGAAAAGCGTGAAGTCAAAATGACCGGCAACGGGTGGGGTGATGCGTTCTACACCCGCTGCTAGGAGACTGATGAAAACTGCTCCGTGGCCGGAG